TGACACCTTTACTACCGATCAGCAAGCAGCAGAATTCGTCGGCAGTGGGCTCACGGCGACCGATACTTCAAACCTAGCTTCCCGCATCAATACCTATATGACCGCGCTCGGCGTTAATGTGTATTAGCGGGCAACGGAGGATTTCTTAATGTTCCTCGGCCAAGATTTGACATTAGGAAGCAACATATGGCGATCGCACCAATAAACAATGGTGAATCAGGCAGTTCAGTTCGCGCTTCGCTGAACTCCTTAATCACGGATTCGACGGCACGCGGCACACTGCTGTCAGAAGTCGGCGTGGATTGCTCGGGCGCTACCTTCGCCCATGTGGCGTTGCAGGCAGCCTATGACGCCGCGCCAGATGAAAGCAATTTGATCATTCCGCGAGGATCTCTAATCAAGCTTGGTGCCCAGACAACCCTAACCGACCGCGTGGGGGTGAGGTTAATCTCGGATGGGCGTCCTAAGAATTACGGTCCTAGCCCGCAGATCATCTGGGCTGCTTCTGGTGGAACGGCATTTGCTGTTAATACTTGCGATCATCCTGGGTTTGAGGGGATTTTCTTTAATGGTGCAACCGGCAGCGGTTGTCCGGACTCATGGATTGTTTTCGATGGCGAAGGAGGCGTAAAAAATGCAACACAGGCCAAGGTATCCCATTGCAGCTTTATGATGGACGCCGGTCATACTGGGTACAAGGCAATCCAGATATCGCCCACGGCAAACGTAAACCACGAAAACTATGAGATTTCAGATTGCGAGTTTACAGGATACCAAGACGCATCTTCGACCGTTATGCGAGCGACGGATGGCGTAACAACGAACTCATCAACAGCCCTTAGCTCCGCTACTGCTACTTTCGTAACTGGGGACGTAGGAAAAAGAATTATTATCAGTTGTGCTCTTGGTGCTTTGGAGACAACGATTGCATCGCGAACAAACGGCACAGACATTGTTTTAACTGCGCCTTGGACGCTTGCCTCACAGACCGGCGCGACAATCCACATCGGCCAGATGTATGGAACGGCTATTTATCAGAGAGGGAATAATTCTTTTGCTACGCGCTTCACAAATATCGGCATCTCATATTTTAGCATTGGCCTAGACCTTGGTGCCGGATCAAACGGATTTATCCATAGTATAGGTGGAGGATTTAACGATACATGCATCTCTATGAATGGCGGATGGGATCTTGATCGTTACGATTGCGAGGACGATGTTCGCGCAATATTGCTGCCGGATGGAGTAACCAGACCCAATCATATTTCTGCAATGCGTATGGTTACAGAGCACGCGCGGGCGGATGGTTGGTTTAGTTTTGCTTCTAGTGCTAATATAAAAATAGAAGGGTCGGTACTCGATCAAACCCCTGCTGCTACCAATGCTATGCTATTTTCAAATTATGGTGGCGGGGCAAAGGTACTCTCTGAAAACAATATTTATGGCGGAGGTGGCGGTGGATATTCAAGGTCTGGAAGTTTCGGGACTTTATTGACTGATATAGTTGGTTGGACTTCTATTGCGGATCAATTTGCTGAGGGATGGAACTCGGTCCAGACCATCTTTAATAACCTTCCGACAAGTGATCCTGTACTCTCTGGCGCTATTTGGAGCGACGGGAGAGCCTTTCTTCTGTCTGGGTCTGACGCATTAGGCGGCGTAGGCTATCTCGGCGTGCCGCAGCGTAGCGCCACTGCTGGCGACACCGCCATTCTTGCTGATGCAGGCAAGCATATCCTGATGACGACTGCTGGGACATACACCATCCCGGCCAACGCTTCTGTCGCCTATCCGGTCGGGACGGTTCTGACATTCATAAACAACACGACAACCTGCACAATTCCTATTACCAGCGACACGATGACCCTTGCTGGTACGGCGACGACAGGTACTCGCACTCTGGCGGCTAATGGCATCGCCACGGCGATAAAAAAAGGAACGACGAACTGGCTCATTAGCGGACCTGGCCTGACATGAGCGGTGTTCTGAATTTGCTACTTAGTACGAAAGGTGCCGTAGGTGGCGTAACTGCTTGGCAAGGCACAGCGGTATTAAGGGGGTCCGCTTCGCTCAGTGTGACGGCCGGAGTTGGTGCCTCGCTATCGCTGACCGCGACTCCATCAGCCTCGACACAGGTTGGAGTGAGCTATTCGCAAACCAACGTGGCGAGCGGCGGCACCGCGCCCTATACGTATTCAGTTTCATCCGGCAGTCTGCCCACCAGCACATCGCTTAACACCTCGACCGGCACGGTATCAGGAACACCGACTGTCTCCGGTGCTTTCAGCTACGCAATAACGGTGACAGACAACGTATCCGCAACAGCAGCGCAGACCACCAGCGGGACAATGGCGGCGTCAGGCTCCGTAACCCCGCCATCATTTGCAACTGCTTTTGGTTTTACCAATCAAGCGTTCTTTGATGATTTTGATTCGATTGGCACTATCGACACAACGGCATCAGATGATCCAGGCTTTAAGTGGTATTTCAGTTGGCATCGAGCAGCACCAGATTTGGCGGCGGTGTCGGTTGCAAGTTCAATTTTGACCTTTTCTGGAGCAGCAAACGAGGGTGGTCTTTTTTCAGCGGGAAATACAGCAGGATATGGGACGGGAGTTTATAACCAAGGCACGGTAGGACAAGCCTTTTCAGGCCGTGACGGATTTTATATGGAGGCGAAGCTAAAATTTGATCCGACGACAGCGACGAGCGCATCGCAGTTTACATTCTGGTCACAGGATTTGTTGAACTGGATATTAATGAATCCAAGCGGCGCCCCGAGGGCCCATAGTTGGGCTGAACTTGATGCAGAGGAAAATCCGTACTACCAGACATATCACAACTGGGCTGCATCGGGTGACGGTTCCGACACTTACGCAACAATGTCGGACACGGGGGCAACTTATAGTCTTGATTTTTCTGTATATCATACTTGGGGGGTCATGGTTGTCCCGACAACAAAAAATGGTGGAACCGGACTACTGCGCTTTTACGTTGATCGAGTTCAGAAGGGCAGCGATGTAACTTGGGCCCTTGGGGATACGTATGACTCTGTTGAGTGGTCACATGAATTTCTGATTCTTGGAGGTGGTAACTCGGCGCGGCCAATGTATGCTGATTACGTCGCCGTGTGGAACTCGGGCGCAGGCTGGGACGGTCCGACAACTAATCTAACGCATCGCTGGCCAATGAGTAATGCTCATGTAACCGGAACAACTATCAGCGATGTTGTCAGCACACTGCACGGCACTGCTGGATCAGGAATAAGCAGCACGATTGGCCCGCTGTGCGATCAGGCGCGCTTAAGCAACGGCACTACCGCTCAAGGTTACATCACTCTTCCAAGCGCGCCGATTGCCAACTTGTCAACCGCTTGGTCAGTAGCCGGTTGGGTTAAGATGAACGACATTACTGCCTCCGGTGGCAGCGGAGCCAACCTTTGCATTTGGCAACTCGATGATAGCACAAGGCAGATCAGGTTAAGTGTCGATCACACTACCCACCCCGGCGCGCTTGCCGCTAGAAATCAGGCGGGAACTAGCCTCTTTGCAACGGCAGCAGCGTTATTTGCGTCAACATTTTATGTTCATTTCGTCGTGACGTTTAACGGCTCATCGACCTACACCGTCTATCGGAATGGCATATCGGCCTCGCTCGGAGGCACGGCAGTAACCGGAACGCCAACCACCGGCAATTGCTTCATGGCATCAAGCGCCAGCGCCGCAGATTCGTATGCAGGTGCGTTGAATCAGCCTGTGACTTACACCAAAGAACTTTCCGCAGCAGAAGTCGCGCAACTCTACAATTCTTATGATCCGTGATGGCGACAACTCCACTTGAGCAGCATATTCAGGCACCGAACCTGGATGAACGGATCGAGTTGTTCGATCTGGACGCAACTGCGCTAGGTGCTGACTTCTATCGCTTCACACCGATGGCGTTCTCCAATCCAGATACGTCTGCCGATGTCATATGGAATGGCAACACTTATTCATCAGTTCCTATGGAATCGTCGGGTTGGGAAGTCACCGGACGCGGCACAGTGCCGCTGCCGCATATCAAAGTGGCGAACGTCAATCTGGCCTTCTCGGCGCTGGCAATTGCCTATGGTGATCTACTTGGGGCGGTGCTGACCAGACGGCGGACTTTTCGGCGTTATCTGGATGGTCAAGTTGACGCCGATCCGACAGTGGAATTCCCACTGGAAATCTACAAGGTCAACCAGAAGGTAAACCAGAACAAAGTTTTTATCGAGTGGGAGTTGTCGCCCTCGATCGATCAGGAGGGGCGCTTGCTTCCTGGTCGGCCAATTCTGCAGGGGGCTTGCACCCATATCTATCGTCGTCCCGACGGCGCTGGCGGCTTCATCTATACAAAGGCAACGTGTCCCTACACGGGAACGAATTATTTCGATGGCAATGGGGATGCGACCACAGCAGCACTCGATGTCTGCAGCAAGCGGATCGGCACGGGCTGCAAAAAGAGGTTCACGGTCTTGCCAACACGGGCGTTCCCAGGCGCGGCGCGGACAGGATGAGCGATAAAATGGGTTGTGAATTTACTGCTGACGAGATAGTTGGATTGAAGTTGGCAAGGATTTGGTATTCTCAGATCTGGGAAAGTTGCTCGCACTGGGGATTGTTTCCGCTTCTTCCGGCTGACTATGATGTTCGGTACTGACGTCACCACGGCGTGCAAGGCTCATGCGCTCACCGAATATCCGAATGAGTGTTGTGGTGTAGTGGTCGATGGGGCTTATGTACCACTCCTTAATGTGGCCGCCGTCCCGGCTATGGATTTTCAACTCTCGGCATCTGCTCCGATTGAATACCAAGCTGTGCTGCACAGTCATTGTGCGCCTGCCTTTGTGCGTGAGCCGAGCGTGGCCGACATGGCCGGACAGATCGAGACGGCGGTACCCTGGGGCATTGTGCTCACGGACGGCAAGGAAGCCTCCGGAATTCTGTGGTGGGGAGACTTTCGGCTCGATGAACCGTTAATCGGATCCTCCTATCATTGGTACATCACCGACTGCTGGTCGGTGATCCGGCGCTGGCACTGGCAGACATTGGGAATCAAGCGCCAAGAATTTCCACGCGACTATCAGGAATTCAAGGCTGGTGGTGATCTATTTCGCCGGAACACTGTGGCGGCAGGACTGCATCCGATCTCGGCCGATGAAGCAAAGACCGGCGACGTGGTGTTCATGACCATCCGCGGTTCGGTCGCAAACCATTGCGGCGTGATTGTGCAAGACCAATTGCTGCTGCATCATTTACCAGGTCGCTTATCTTGTCGCGAACCAATTGGACGATGGAAGCGATTAATCACTGATTACCTGAGATTTGAGCCGTGAAGGACGATCATGCTTCGCAAAATCGTATTGCACGGGCGGCTTGGAAAACGCTTCGGCCGATCATTCATGCTGGATGTGGCATCGCCTGCGGAAGCATTACGCGCACTTATTCTGCAGCTTCGCGGTTTTCGAGAACATCTGCGCGAAGGTAATTACCGCATTGTGCGTGGCCCAATGGCTAAGGGTCATGATCTTGATCTCGAAGGCTGTAAATTAGGGTTGGGCTCGGCTGGTCAATTGCACATCGTCCCTATCGTTGCGGGATCAGCCAGTGGTATCGGCAAAATACTGGCAGGTGTCGCACTGGTGGCGCTGGCTGTATTCATGCCGGCATCAATAGGAGCACTTGGTTTCGCTGGATTAACTGTTTCTGGCGTTACTGCCACTATCGGCTTCAGCTTGGCGTTGGGCGGCGTTGCCATGATGCTGGCACCATCCCCAACACTCTCTGGTGGCAGTGCTGCGGCCCCGGCCTCGGCTGATCGTAAGGATTCATTCCTGTTCGGGGGTCAGGATAACGTCACGACGCAGGGTGGCCCGGTGCCGTCGGTCTATGGAAAATTCCGTACCGGTTCGGTCGTCATCTCTGCTGGTCTTGATACCCAGCAACTTCTATGAAGAATCGTGTCGGCGGTTCTGGCAAGGGCGGTAGCAGCAGTAGCAGCAGCAGTACATCCGCCGCTGCTCGCATACCAGTCGAGGCGCCAAACACGCTGCAATCCAATGCGGTTGCGCGTGTCATCGATCTTCTTTCGGAAGGCGAGGTTGATGGTCTAGTCAACGGTTTGCAGAGTGTGTTTTTCGATAACACTGCACTCGAGAACGTCGACGGTAGCCTAAATTATACCAACGTCCAGATTGATACGCGGGCAGGGCTTCCGGATCAAACGCCGATCCTGGGATTTTCCGATGTAGAGACCGAAGTAGCTGTTGGGACACAAGTAAAGGTTGGCTCTCCCGGACCTATTGTTCGGGCGATCAGCAATCCAGATGCTACATCGGTGCGGGTCACCCTCCAGATTCCGCAGCTCACATCAACCGATTCAAGCACAGGTGACATAAGTCCGACTTCAGTTTCGATCGTTATTGACGTACAACCTAGCTGGGGAAATTACACACAGGTTGTTGCCGACACGATCTCCGGTAAGACCACCAGTGCCTATGAGAGATCCTATCGTTTTGCACTCTTCGCCGAAGGGGCACCGTGGAATGTGCGGGTCACGCGCGTCACGGCGGACTCCACCTCATCTCTGCTGCAGAATTCCACCTTCTGGGCGCGCTACACGGAGATTGAGGACTTCCAGCTAATCTATCCGGACTCGGCGCTAGTCGCCATCGCGGTCGATGCGCAGTCGTTTGGCAATCAGGTTCCGAAGCGCACCTACGAGATCAAGGGGATAAAGCTACAGGTTCCGGCGAATTACGATCCGATCTCGCGGGCCTATATCGGTATCTGGGACGGAACTTTCAAAACGGCATGGTCTGATAATCCTGCGTGGGTGCTCTACGATCTGATCACCAACGAGCGCTATGGGCTCGGACAGTTTGTACCTGCCACATCGGTCGATAAGTTCGGTCTCTATACCATTGCGCAATACTGCGACGGCCTGGTGCCGGATGGGTCGGGCGGCCAGGAACCGCGCTTCACCTTCAACGGAGTGATCGCGACCGCGGACGACGCGTTGAAAGTTCTGACGACGCTCGCCTCGGTATTCCGCGGCATGGTGTTCTGGGGACCGAGCGGTGTCGCGGTTGCGTGCGATATGCCGGCCGATCCAGTCAAGCTGGTCGTGCCGGCCAATGTAATCGACGGCACGATCAATTATTCCGGTTCGGCACTCAAGTCGCGCCACACCATTGCGTTCGTTACTTGGTATGATCCGGCAAATAGCTATCAACCCAACATCGAGGTTGTCGAGGATGCTGATGCCATCGCTAGTTTCGGCTGGCGATTGACGGAGATTGTCGCTTTCGGCTGTACTAGCAGAGGCCAGGCACACCGGTTTGGCCGTTGGATTCTCGACAGTGAGAAGAATGAAACCGAGACGGCGACTTGGGTTGCCTCCTGGGACCAAGCCGATGTTTTCCCCGGCGATATCGTAGAAATTGCCGATCCGGCTTATTCAGGCGCGGACTTTGGCGGTCGTATAGCAGGAGTTGCTGGCGATGCCAAATCACTCACGCTCGATCGTCCGGTCACCATTGAGGCAGGTAAGTCTTATACGATCTCTGTCGTGCTCGCGGACGGTACGGTTGCTGATCGGCCCACCATAACAGGAATCTCTACCACTAACATTCTTTCGTTTAATGCGGCGCTCAGCCCGGCACCAATCGTCGGAGCCATCTGGGTGCTGACATCGACCAGTGTCGCGCCGCGACGGTTCCGGGTGATCGCGCGGTTAGAGACTGACAAGCATCTATTCCAGATCACGGGCCTACTGCACGATCCAAATAAGTATGCTCGGATCGAACTGAACATCACGCTCGAGGCTGTCAGCTATACGCAATTGCCAGTGGGACTGATCGCGGCACCAACTGCTCTGGTGGCCAGCGAACACCTGACGCTTGTTTCAGGAGGAATAGTTCGAAGTCGGGTGTTGCTAAGCTGGACGGCCTCGGCCGATGCGCGGGTTGTTTTCTACGAGGTGCAGGTCAAGCCACCAGGCCAAAACTGGCAGACTGCCTCACCTGGATCAACAGCCGGCATCAGCATAGACCTTTTCGACTTGATCGCTGGTGACTGGGGATTCCGGGTTCGTGCGATCAGCAATCTCGGGATGTTATCGCCTTGGCTGACGCTGGAGACAGTGGCACTTGCGGGTTTGCTCGCACCTCCGGATAACATTACGAATCTTCACTTCTCGCACGTCGATCTCACCTCCACAATCAAATGGGATGAGATCACAGATTTTCGTCCGCATCGTTATGAGATCCGCAAAGGATCGACTTGGGAAAACGCGCTGCAGATTGGCGACGTTGCACATCCGCCATTCCCCACCGTCGGCGATGATACCTATTGGGTGGCGGCCTATATTGGCCCCGATGCTGGACCAAAGGTCTATTCGGTAACACCGGAAGACGTTCTCATCACCGGTTCGGTGATCCCGTCAAATGTGATTGCTTCATTCGATCAGGCGGCGCTTGGCTGGCCTGGAACCTTCACTAGCGGCGGCGGGATTGACCTTCCGGATATCAGGACCGGTGGCGACGGCGATATTACCGCTGAGACCGATATCACTGCCGACATCAATATCCTCAATCTGGGAGACCAGCAGTCCAGCATTTATACGATCCCAACCGCGCATCGGGTAACTCTGACGGCACCAGCAGCATGCCGGGTGATGATCGATTATGCCGGACAAGGGGTGCCGGTCAGCTCAGACATTACGACGGAAGTCGACGTCACTCTTGATCCGGATATTACCGGGTCTGCGTCATCGCGATCAGTCGACGTTTATCCAGAGATCAGGCTTTCACAGGACGGGGCGACCTGGGGCGCATGGCAGCGGTTCTCGCCCGGCATCTATACGGCCATGGCTTATGACGCACGGATGCAACTCATAACCTTGGATCCGGGCGTCATCGCCTACTGCACGAAGTTTGTATTTGCGATCGATGTTCCGGATCGCGACGATAACATCACCAACTTCGCTCTGGGCGCTGGTGGAAACTCATTCACCTATCTCCCGGATGGCGCAACAAGCAATGCTGCATTCAACGGCGGACCTAACGGTTCATCGCTTCCGAACATAAGCATCTCGATCCGAGACGCGGTCGCTGGCGACACCATCCTACGTAGTGCCGAATCGCTGTCTGGTTTCACATTGCAAATCCAGAATGGCGGCGTCGGCGTCGCCCGTCACGTAGATCTCGTCATCATTGGCTACTAGATAACTCTCAGAGGCAAATCATGATCAAGCAGCTCCGCAATCTGTCTTTCGTACTGCTCTTTGTCGCGGTCACGCTCACATCAGTCCAAGCCAATCAATCGAGCGGTTGCCTGCCGACGTCGAGCTTGCCGGGATTAACGCTCGTCAACACGCTCAATGCGTGGATGAAATCCATCAGCACGATGTTTTCCGGAACGGCTGCGCCGATCACGGATTGCTCTGGCGTGACTCTGACCGGTCAACTCTGGCTCGACAGTGCAACATCAGGTTATCTCAAACAGAAACTCTACGATGGAACATCGTCAATTGAGACAGGGCGCTACGACACTACTAATCATTGGTGGGTGCCCCCGATCGGTGGCGGAACGGCAACATTATCGAGTTCGACCACGACCGATCTCTGGTCGGTGCCACAGGCTGCCGTTACGGTCAGCGGAACGACGACGATCACTGCGCTGGCAAATGCCTCGGCTGTTCCAGGCACCAGCAAGAAGGTCACCTTCTCCGGTGCCTTGTTGCTCACGCACAATGGCACTTCGCTCATCCTGCCGACTGCTACAAACATCACAACAGCGGTAGGTGACACAGCGGAAGTTGAGGCTGTTAGCAGTACCAATGTCAGGGTAAGAAACTATCAGCGTGCCGATGGAACTTCGCTGTCGTCACTTCCATCTGGCACTATTGTATTTAATGCCAGTGCTTCTACTCCTGCGGGCTGGTTACCTTGCGATGGCGCGGCGGTTTCCAGAACAACCTACGCTGGATTATATGCAACTATTAGTGTGACATACGGCGCTGGAAACGGAACGACAACCTTCAATGTTCCTGATGTTGGTGGTCGCGTTATTGCCGGCAAGGAAGTGTCTGCAACGCGGCTGACTTCGGCTGTGTCCGGTGTTGATGGTGGAACGCTTGCTGCGGCTGGTGGAGCGCAAAGCCAAACGTTGACGGCGCTCCAAACACCCGTGCTGGCGGGAACTGGAAACGTAAACTCGGGTGCCGACAACTTCGTTGTCACGGATGGCACCACTGTAGCACATGGTACTGGCAGCGGTGGGGCTGTGAACGTGATTGACGGCGGCACCAATATCCTTGCGGTCAATAGCCTGGTGGTCAACTCGACTGGCGGTGCCGCGCATCCTATTGTGCAGCCGACCATTATTTTGAATTGCCTTATTAAAACAGAGATACCCACTCTCACCAATTATGCAGGCATCAAAATTCCTTTCGCTTTTGCCGGTTTCGACTATGGGCGCGTCGGCAAGGATGTGAACATCTCAGCCTTCGGCTGATACGCACAGCTTTAGAAAACAATATGAATGTCAATCTCCCTGCCGCCCTCTCCTATATCGATGAGGACGAAGGGCCTGAACTCAACATCAGTCCCGACGAGCCTGGTGGATCGTCATGCCGTGGCGTGACGATGGAAGTGCTGCAGGAATACAGAGCAGCGCACGGACTAGACCGGCCAATGATCACTGACATGAAGGCCATGAAGGCCATGACGTCCGAGCTCGCCGGCACGATCTTCACCTGGCGCTTCCTTGATCCTTTGCGGTTCAATGAATTGCCGTCCGGCGTCGATTATCGAATGGCTGATGCAGCGATCACTCTGGGAAGAACCGGCGCTTGTCTCGCCGTACAGATGGCGCTCGCCATGTGGCCTGTCACCGGCGTCATGGACGATGCAACGATAGCGGCCATCAAGGCCGAGGATCCAAAGCTGATAATCTCTGTGCTCGACGCTGCGTGGATAGTTTGGAAGCACGGCATGACGCCGGATGGCTGGGCCAAGTACGGTCACGGCTGGACCAACAGAGTGCGCAAGGTGCGCGATAGATCATTGGCAATGGTGACAGCATGAGCGCTCCATTAGACGTGCTCTTTCGTCAGCGCATTCTTGGATGCTCCGGCCTCTATAAAGGGAACATGGATGGTCAATGGGGACCGCAAACCGATGCGGCTGACAAAGCGTTCCAAGCTGAGTATTTACATCAGCAAACCATCGGAGGCACGTTCGATCCACGCACGGAGGCAGCGATTATCACGCTACTGATTCAAGCACAATCGAAGGCACGCGACTTCATGCGTGCTGCAGGCACTACCTGTCAGTTGATCTCCGGCACACGGACTTACGCCGAGCAAGATGCTCTTTTTGCGCTGCGTCCGAAAGTCACGAATGCCCGCGGCGGCCAGTCCAACCACAACTTCGGCATTGCATGGGATGCTGGCCTCTTCCTGAATGGTCATTACTTGACGGGTGATACCAACGTCGAGGAAGCGGCCTACTTGGCGATGGTGCAAACGATCAAGGCACACGTCACCGGGTTGGAATATGGCGCCGACTGGAAAACAATTCTTGATGTCGATCACTATCAACTCGCCACGGGTAAATCACTCTCACAAGTTCGCGCCGCCTTCGAGGCGGGTAAACCTTTTCTTTAGGAGCCACTATGAACCAAGACCAGATGCTCAGTCTGTTGCGGACTATCCTGCAAATCATTGGAACGATCATAGTTTCGCACGGCACGCTAGGAATAAATGGAGCCCTGTGGGAACAGATAAGTGGTGTCGTCATCATCATAGGTCCAACCATCTGGTCGATGTACGCGCACACGGATAGCGCCAAGTTGGCGTCGGTGGCCGCAATGTCTGGGCCGGATAAACAAGCGGCGTTTGTCGGAATACCTGACAGCGCCAAGATAGCGTCAGTCACCGCTATGCCTGACGTCAAACAGATAGTCGTGAAGGCCGGTGCCGTAGACGGTGCCGCGCGCGCCGCCGCCGACCCGGCCCAGCCGAAGGTTGTCAGCGAATGATGAGAGAGCCAGATGCTCGAGGTCTAGGTTGGCGGCCCGACACACCCGATCACCGAGATCATCGCTTCACAGCATCTCGAATAGGGTCAGCTCTTCCGACCACGGCCGACCTGCGCAATCTGTTTGCTCCCGTCTATGACCAATTGAAGATCAGCAGTTGCGTCTTCAACTCAATCAACGCAGTGGTTCAATATAATTTCAGGAGAGAAAAACTATCTGA